CACCTACACGTTTATCAATAATACCAATGAAATCATCGCCATACACCTTACGACGTTTACGTTGTAATACACCAACATCATTGGCAACCAAAGCGCTGACCTTGTCATCGAACAGTCGCCAAACTGCTTCCTGGATGATACATTCATCTAATGATGTCAACAACCATCCTGACTTCATGCCACACTGAGTTGTGAACTGATGCCCACCTGGTAATAAAACACGCGCATTAACCATATCACGCCGCAATGCTGACCATATGCGTTTATACCGTTCACGTTTACGTGGATCAGTAACGGGTGCCTCATCAATCATTGATAACTCCTGATCAAGCTGTGATTCAAAGAAAATCTTATCACACGAACCATCGAAATTACCAATATCAGTCGACACGACATTATGACCACTGGGCGCAAAACCCTCAACAAGCTCAAGCTTAGCCGCTAATTTGTCCGCACCATTATGTGTCCATGTCATCCCAACAGCTGAAAAAGAACATTCCTGCTGTGCGACACACATATCCACAAATGGCCTGGAGAATTTATTACCCAATAAACAAAACGTTAAACCAGCATATTCGATCATACGAGCTGAATCCTCATTTTCAATTGGCACAAGCTTAGCTCTACCACCAGTATACCACTGATGATGCGCCATATATTCATCGAATTTGCGTTCATCTCGTACACACTCAACAGCAACACGTTTGGCGTCATCATATGCATCAAATTTCTTAACACCAGTTGCATATGGAAACCCTGCAGCTTTAGAACCATCAATATCCTGTAGTTCAAAATCATCCAAGTTATCAATCTGTACTGCTAATTCTTTCAAAAATATGGAATACGTCTTCTTCTCGTTACGTATTGAATCATACACACTCTTGACCGCGTGCGGCACTCGAGCAGTTGCTTCTGGAGTTAATGAGTATCCCGGTCTGTTGAATTTCTGAAGGAATTTACATTTAAGAGGAAAAGTTGGATTGACCCTTTTATATTTAGCAAAGGCCTCTGCTACACGTTCAGGATAAAACATTGTAAATAGACGTTTCACAAACTTATCCACGGGATACAGTTGTGGTTCATTCACTGGTAATTTACGTGGTACCATTTCATACTTTAAGTGATTACAGATTGCAACAGTCTCTGCTATCACCTTATTGATACGTACACGTAAATGCTTAACACGAGGCTGAATAATACCACTAATATCAGGTGGACGTGTGCGCCCAAATCCCTTAATAATGTCCACAGTATCGAATTCCACAAACATCGCAATGAATGGCAGAATCTGAGGAACACTCAGAAGCCATCTAAAGGTCATGATGTAATCAATAGTATCGAACATTTCGAAACATTTATTAATGAATTCAGGATCTATCACGTCATTCGATCCAAACGGATTTTTACGATTTTCAAAACATGCACCCGATGATTCGAAAAGTGAGTACGGACTACAGAAAAGATGCATCAGTACATAAAATGCACCGAATGCCCAAAGTATTGAAACTGCTTCCTTGTACGCTATCACTATCTTAC